CCCAGATTGGCCTTACTAACCCGGCTCTACTTGTTTGGGAACTTATTCCTTTTTCCTTCGTCGTCGATTGGCTCATCCCCGTTGGCGGTTGGCTTTCTGGTCTCGATGCCTTAGTTGGCACCAAAGACCTTAAAGTTATCCGTTCTTACGTGAATGAGCGCCATCACACGGCGGAGGCTCTTGGAGCAACCCGAAACTACAAGACCCTGGCTAAATACCGGGGCCTTGTAGAGTCGAATATCGGGATGCCTCGGCTGGTTTACCAGCCGAGCTCGAGTTACCTAAAAGTAGTTAATGGACTAGCCCTCCTCACACAGCTCCGGCGTGGCTTTACACGCTGATTTCTGCTAAGAAAGGCACCACCGTGAGTCAAATCACTGGCCCCCTCTCCATTAATAATGGAGCGGCCACTCCTGTGGCCAAGTCGTTCGCACCCGAGCGAGTCTCCCCCGGCACGTCCGTTTTCACGGAACGTTCGGCGGCAGTCTCGGCTGGCTTTTACAAGCTGAGCATCGGTTATTCGGAAGCTTCTTCGAAGCGCCCGACTAGTCGCGTTGATGTCGCGCTGGACCTTCCGGTCCTGCAAACCATCAACGGTGTCTCCACGGTAGCGTACGTCGGTCGTTTCAAGGGATACTTCGTGATCCCGGATACGATGACGGCCGCCGAGCGCGCGGATCTCCACGCGTTCGTCGCCAATGCCCTGGACGTCGCGGCGGTGAAAGCCGTCGTGAAGGATCTGGATCCGATGTACTAACGTCATCGACCAGATCGTTAAGTAAGTCAGTTATGAACTCTTAACTCCAAAGGAATTGTATGAACCGAAATCGCGTCCTCCTTCCCACTGCTATTTGCACTTCCCTCGCTCAATTCAAGACGCTGACCGGTTGGACGGGCCCCCGTTTGGGGATCTCGTTTAACGATCAGCGTATTTTGGATTCTGTGAGAGAGTGGTTCTCTTTAGAACCAGTGGCTGAAGAGGTTGGCGTTCTGGTTTCCATACGATCCGAACCTATGATTATTATCCTCTCTCGTTGGGGTAACACCCTCGAGCTTGGTTAGTGTCATAGGAGGACATATGGCGAAACTAGATGCCGTTAGGCATAGTGCTCAAGTCTTGAAACTTGAGCTCTCGCTTGTAAGCCGTCTATGCGAGAGCATAGACACCCCCCGGAGCCTCACGGTCGCATTACTCATTAAGTATCGCGAGTTCGATCAGCTTGCGGATTTAGAGATAGACCCTGATGATTATCTCGACGCTCGCCCTCTCGAGGACGACTATCTAGTAACATCGATTCTATCGAAAAATCCTAGGCTGCCCGTTTCTTGCGATCCTGAAAAGAAGGCGATCGAGAAGTTCTGGGAGGCGGAAAAGTTGTGCGAAGAGACTAATTCTCGTCTCTGCAAGTTTGCTGAAGATCCGCATGTCGCGGATCCGGATGTACTACGTGTTGTGCTTTATGCACAGCAGTACATCCAGCAAATTCTAGGGCCGCTTACGCGGTCTAAGATCGGCTACGCCGAGCAGATGATGAGGTTTGGTCCCGGCGCTACAACTTCCCTATCGGGTGTTGTGACTCAGGGCAAGAAGTATTCGCGTCGAGCCTTGGACGCTACCCCGAGGGTACTCCCTTTTAGAACTTTCGGTTTTCCGGAGCTCTGGAAAGAGCACGTAAGGGACGTCTGTCCCCGTCGTAGTTCTAAAATGAGAGTCGTTCCCAAGAAGGCAACCTGCGGTCGGACGATATGCATCGAACCCGATCTGAACATTTTTGTTCAGCTCGGGCAAGGTGCCTTAATCCGAAAACAGCTTGCTGACTTTGGTCTCGACTTGAATACTCAAGTCAGGAATCAGGAACTGGCGCGAGCCGGTTCCCTATCTAATGACTTGTGTACGATGGACTTGTCCAGCGCGAGCGACCTCATTTCCCGTGAGGTCGTGTGGCTTTTGCTACCCTATACTTGGGCAGATTTCCTTCACTTCTCTCGGGTCGACTTCGTCGAATTCGAGGGTCGTGAGACGGAGCTGCATAAGTGGTCGAGCATGGGCAACGGATATACCTTCGAGCTCGAGACCCTTATCTTCTATTCTATCCTTTTGGGATGTTTAGAGGTTGGGGGTCGCTTTGATGCGGTTAATGAGACCGTCGCTTATGGCGATGATCTAATTTTCCCGTCATCAGTCGAGCCGCTGGTCCGGAGAGCCTTAAACTTTCTCGGGTTTAAGGTGAACGCTCGGAAGACCTTTGGCAAGGGTAACTTCCGAGAATCGTGTGGGACAGACTGGTTCCTGGGTCATAATGTTCGTCCCTTCTTTTTGAAGAGTCAACATCATGATTTCCCAACGACCTGTTTTATCATTGCTAATGGCTTACGTCGTTTGGCTCACCGTCGTAATAACGGTGATTCTTGCGACGTTAAGCTTTTACCAGCTTGGCTCAAGTGCTATTCGGCACTTGACAAGCGCCACCGTTTCCGAATCCCTGAAGGATTTGGAGACTGCGGCCTCGTCTCCAATTGGGACGAAGCCGCCCCAAGTGTCGATCTCTCCGGAGAAAGACGATGGGGATGGGGGGGTTTCACTTTCCATTTTTGGGAGGTGAAGGCAATGATTCGAACCGTCTCCGAAGAGGGAGCCCTTTTGGCCTTCCTCAACGGTAATCTGACGAATTTCTCCCTTGCGGAAGAGTCGATCAGGGGACGGTTTGGTCCACCACGAACGAGAACTGTCTACGTGTTAACGTGGCCGAACCTTG